CCTTGGCCCATCTCTTGCGTGGGATCGGGTTGTTGTTCTTGTTGGCCTGGCATTTGACCGCCCTGACCACCACCTGTAATCATATCTTGAAGGGCTTTAAATTGGTTAAATTCATACATTGGGTCGTTTTTATGTTTCAACCCAAGCAATTGCTCTTCTAATAATTTACGCTGCAAGTCGGAGTTAGCGCCTGAGCGTGCAAATTGCGCCTTACGCAGCGCCATTTCTTGCTTAAAATGCTCTTCCAATTGTTTTTGATGCTCGCGATCGAGTATAGGCTGCATAATCCGGGTAAACATAGAGCTTCCGGTATCAACGCCTTTTCTTAAGGTCTCGGCCATATCGCCGGGCAATGGGATTCCTGTAGCCATTACGCACCCCCTGATAAATTCCAGCGTTTAGCTAAGGCCCCACCAATTGGGCCGCCTAAAGCGCTCCCTGCAAGCCCTACGCCTTGGCCAATCAAGCTGCTTAACATATTACCGCCCGCATTTTGTTTACCATAGGCCATGCCCGCAGAGTTCTGCCCTTGAGTCATTGCGTTTTGGCCCTGATTCATAGCATTTTGGCTCATGGAGTTAGCGGCATTCGCCCCCGTTCCATAAGCGCCTTGAACTAGACCTGCCCCTGCTAAATATTTTTGCATCAGGTTGTCAAGATAGTTTTGTCTATCATCTAAGCCTATTTGCGTCGTTCCCTTTTGTACGGCATTAATCCCGGTATTGGAACCCATCAATCCCATAGAGCTTAAGGCGTTCATGCCGTGCTCTTGGGCCATATTTTCCGCGTTTTTAGCTGATTCGCTTTCGGTATAGCCTTTAGCCCATTTATCTTGCAGGGCTTGGGGATCCATTAAATTTTTAATGTAATCGTTTAAATTAGAATACTGATCCATCCCGTTTTGATTGTAGGGCTGCTGGTATCCTTGCGCCTGATTGTATAGGTCTTGTGATTGCCCATAGTATTTATCAAGCTGCTCTTGGCCCTTCTCATATCCTTTGCCGGGGTGTAAAAAACTCGATAGCCAGCTCATAGTAAACTCCTTTTATGGATAAGCGGCAGTCGTGAATTTGACTAGCGCCCCGCTTTGCTTCCCTACATAGACGTTATTTGTTGTGTCATACAACAAGATCCCATTTCCAAAATCACCCGCTGTATTCATAGCCGTAATCTCTGCAGCGGTAAGATTAGGGGCCGTTAAAAAATTAAATGATTGCTGAATATTTAAAATATCCTCATTTAACGTGTCTACCAATACCCAGAGCCATTGCAAAAATTGATAATCAAACGTGTCATTATCTGCAATCGGTGCTGAGTCTATCCTTTCCAAAAATAAGGCCATTAATTAGCGCCTCCTGAAACCCTGCGTGTATTTCTTACGGCCCCCAATATAACTATCGGCGCAGAGCTTACACAAACGAGCTTGTAGCAACGATTACGACTTATGGCTAGCTCATACCACCTCATCCGCCATCGGTACGCACCTAGAGGGCTAAACTCGCGATTATCAGCGGTTAAAAAAGTTTCGCCGCCATCATCAGAATAATACAACTCAACGTGAGGTTTAAATAAAGCGTAATAATGATTGTCATCAAAAGTGGGTGTGTTTGAGCCTTCTGCAATAATAAATTTATCATCTTCTGAAAGCATGTATACAGGGGAGTTAGGCGTACTATCCTCACCAACAATATAAACGGTATTAAGAAAGGGAGCACTATTCTTATAGAAAGTCTTATTACCGAATACAAAATCAATCTCAACATATTCATCCATGAACTCCGAGTAATCAGGCAGATAAATCTGCTGGGTTACAAGCTCATAACGCATCGGGTATTTTAAGAATGCATCATCAGCTTGGGGATCGGGCTGATCGGGATTTCTAAGCTCATTGTGATAAATATTACCCGCCATCTGATAAATAGCCGGGTCGTCCAATACCGTTACCAGATGCGCGTTGTTAAAATAGATGTGTTTTTGTATACGGGAACGCTCGCCGTTTAGCTCAATACAACGCCCCCATTTTCCGGTTTCAAAGTTATATTCAATGGAGTTTGAATTATCAATGATATCCAAATCCCCAAAACTTACAAATTGCCCGGCAGCAGCACGATAAAATATTGTATTCTCGTACTGATACAAAAACCCATCCACTTCATTCGTTAAAAAAGGACTTAGGGTATTATCATGCGTTGAGTTTTCTAATAAAACATTAATAGCCTCTGAGGATATATCCTCAGGTTTCTGCCCGCTGCTTACCATAAATGATACAAGGCCGTTGGCGTTTTTTGCCAGCCAGACCATCATGCCAAAATCCACCGATAAACTATTCGGATCGGCAATTCCAAAATCAAAATTATAGGAGCTGTTTAGCTTCCATGGAAACTCAGTTAACACCCCACCAACAGATATCTGGGTAATAATGTTAGCCCAAACGTCGGTCGTAAAATCGCACATGATATACAATTGATTGTGCAAGACCGCAAGTTGACCAATCACTCCTGATGCAAAAGCGTTGAGCGCCGCCCCTGTAACCGGATCGGTAAAATACGTCCCCGCATTACCTGCAAGATTAATCTGTGACAAATAAAACTCAGGCGTGCCTGCCTTACTTACGACGAAGCGGTTACCGAACGCTGCAACGTAGAGAGGTTTACCTCCGGTGGTAGCACCGCCGGGGGCGTTTGGATCGGTAACCACTGCTGCCGTAACCGTAGAACCTGTCTCCGTAATTACGAAAATATTGGTTCCATCAGTCAACATATTTTGAACCGAGTTGCCAACCGCAAGGGTTGCAAACCATATAGGCCCACCCAGTGCGACGTTTATAGGCAATACTTTTTTGTTATAAAAGTTATCATACTGTATAACACTTGTCCCATCTACCACGTACAAAAAGTTAATTGATTTGTATTCAGCACGGGGTTGGGAGTTAAATATCAGACGGTTTTCGTTTAAAAACCGTACATGAGCGCGTCCCATAGCGGGATAGAGCGCTTGTTGTTTTTTGCCGGATTCCACTTGGATTCCATACCAATTGGCGCAGTCCATTGCTCCGAATTGGGTGAAACGCTGCTTGTCGTAATAACAAAATATCGGCAGTTGTTCTATTGACGCTGCGCCGGGGTTTTGGGCCATTAAATACCTGCCCGGACGCGCCACGCCCCGTTAAGCAATGATTGCTCATCACCCATGATGGATAGATTGACCTCGCTTGCAGACTCCATATTGTCCTTAAGCTCTCGGTACTCTGCCTCTAAATCGGGCGTCCATGCAGAACCTCGTCCTTTAAACTTTGATACATACTTAGCTACTGCATATAAAAAATACAGATGCCAATATTCAGGAACCAAGCTAAGGTCGTCATTGACCGTTAAGAGTGGTAACTGAAATTTACCCCGACAAAAGAAGGTGTAAAATTGGCTGGGTGCAGGGTATAGCCTTGCACTTACAATTTGTGTGTCGGGGAATGTAATAATAAATCGCGGCAATCCTTGCAGCGGTTCGTATTTCCATGCGGATAAATAATCATCGCGGGACTTATCAATCAGAGGATAGGTTACGCCACTTAATACAAGCCATGCGTTATCAAGGTTGGCAAGACGCCCTTCTTTGATATAAACCACTGTAGGATCGACCACGGTATGAATAAACGTTAATGCCGACGTGCCTGTAAATGTTGCATTGGCGGTTAGCGTTACCTGATTTACGTTAATGGATAAAATAGTGGTATTAAGGGGGATCCCATTGCCAACCACCGCATCCCCTACCTGATAAATTGTGCCATCGGCTACGTTAAACGTGGGTAGTGTTGCGGTTAATACCACGTTTTCAACTTGGGTGGTGGTATTGGTATAGGAGCGATCGGTAAATAAAATACTTTGCACCCCTAAATTTATATTAACAGTCACTGTTTTGGCAATAGTTAGCATCAGCCCTGAGCTTGCATAAGATTGCAATATTTGATTCAAAATACGCACAGCCAGCTTTTCATCATCCCCGTGTAATGGAACCGTGGGGTTTGATGCGCTGATTAAGCGATACATTTGAAAGCAAAACTCCCGGACTGTCATAGCCATTATTTGCTCGCTGTCTTAGGTAGAAAATCATCTCCCGGCTTTACCTCAAACGCTGCGTCCTCAGGTATTGCCTCATCCTCGATTAAATCATCCTCAACCTCGTCCTCTACTACCTCAGGCTTTGCCTTTGGCGCAGGTTTTCGCACGCGAGGTGCAGGTTTTGTTTTTTCCTCTTCGACCTTGGCAATACTGGCGGCTGCATCCTCTTTGGTAGCAAACCATAAACCTGATTGCATATTGGCCTCGAACTCTTCCCATGACTCAACCAAACGCTGGTCACCGGAGGGTGCGTAAATGAATGCTCTAAAATTCTTTTTTTCTACAATTCGGCCTAGATAAGTAGCTGGTACACCTTTCATAATCATCATCCTTGTCAAGCGTAAAATTCACACGCTCCAGATTGGCAAGCGTGTGAATTTTTTAAGATTAAGAGCAGATTCGAACCGCGAACTCTGGGTTGATTGCCACACCGCATATAACGTCGATACGATCTAACTGCTCATAGTTACGGATATCCGCACCAAGAGAGTAGGTCATAGCTAGTTTATAAAGGTCGGAGTAACGTGTTACTGCCTCAACACCACCACGAAGCTCTTTGATAGGAGGAGCTGCGAATACAACCGCTTGAGTGTGGTAAGCCAGAGATACGTTATGGCTGTTTCTCAACAACATTTGTGCGCCGTTAGGAATAGCCGCAGAGATGTTTTGACGAGCGCCGTCGATAACGATAGTAGGGTTAACAGGGATATCTGCAGTACCACCACCTGTTGCAATTACTGTGGCTGTCACTACGAACTGAGCACGCTGCTCTAGGGCATCGTAAGTCAATGGGTTAACCATAAACACGCCAGCCGCATCATCCACCTCGATAATATCCCCAATATTGAAGGCTACTACTGATGGAATTAACCCGGTTACGGAGATGGTATTACCGCCTACGATTGGGCCGTTAGTTACAGTACCTGCTAAATTAAATCCTGCAGGGGGTGTGCCACCTGCTTGTCCTGCCCCTGCAATTTGACGACTTAAGAAGTTAGTCTTGAAGAAGTCAAAGCCTGATAAGTGACCGACGAATCCATCAATCAACGCCCCTGTATTTACAGTGTTATTGAATGTGGTGTAGAGGTCATTTGACAGGTTAGCAGCAATTCTTGGGCCAATACCGGAGTAACGTTTGCCGTCTTCTGGGATTGCAAGCTCTGTCATGTATGCATCAGCGCTTAGAATCGTATTGAAGTCTACGGGGACGCCCGGTGTTCCTACCGCTTGATAGGTTTTAGTTTGGAACTCGGAGGCTATGAATTTCTCGACCAAGTTAGCCAGACGTTTAGCTCGTGGGGCGTTTGCCATTTCCAAATAAGGCTCGTCACGCGCTCTGTCGAATGTCAGGTTAAATCCTGTGTATTCGATCATAGTACGGAATTGCTTAGTAATTGATAACGGACGGATAATTTGAACACGCGCCTCGGCTGTAGCAGATGCACCCTCACCCGCTAGATATCTTTCTTCTAAACGGTAATCAAGAGTTTGACCTGTTGCGAAACGTAAGTTTTTGAAGTCGCCTTCAAGGTTTCTGTTTGCTGTACGTGCGAATGATAACGAGTTCCAGAATCGGACGAAAACGTCGTCCAATACATACTGGGTTTCTCTAAATAGATTAGCCATATTGTTCTCCCTGAACAAATGTTTAATAAATACTCAAAATGAGTGCCTACTTTTCATTTGTCAGACGGAGACAATTAACAACTAATACGCGTCTAAATGTATTGTTGGGTGATGGGTTCCCTTACGCATCAATTTGAATCTTAGGTCACATACCACACTTTTGTCAAATGTGGGCCGAATTCGGTTTATTGAAAACCGAATTCGGTTATTCGGTTAATGTGATAAAAGGCGAATTAATGTTTCTGATGCAATAGGATGTAACTTATCCAATTGGGCTTTAAGCTCAAATATTAAATCAAGACCATGTTTTAAATCGCCAAGAGCATCGCGTTCAAAACGCTTGTCAGGTTCACTTTGTACGCAGCCACTATCACGCAGCCGAGGCCCCATATATGCATGTAAAATACTCATCATCTATGTCCTTTTAATCGTGTTCTTACTGTTGCCAGTCTCTTGGCATCAGCTCTAGCCAATAAATCATCACCGTTAGGATCTGATTTCTTTTTCGGCGCGTTGGTAGTGGCGTCCTCTTGCGTGCGGCCTAGGGGACGCGGTGCTTTTGTGGTGGGTTTATTTCTGCGCATACGTTCCTCAAGCCGTCCCATTTCAGTCATTTGAACGTAGGGATCGCGTATTTTTGATATACGCTCAAGCTCGCCCGGATTACGTTTTGCCGCTGCATATAAAAATGCTGCGGGGTTTTCCATGGCACGGGTAGCTAGCGTCATAGGGTTTGATATTTCAAACGGTAGGCTTGTCATGACATCCCTAAAATCATCAAAATTATTCATCCCATCTCTAAACTTGGTTTCAAATTCAGCCTGCGCCTGTGCCTCTTGTTGCCGGGATTGTGCCTCTTGTTGGTCGCGCGTCATTGAGTTAACGGTCTGCTTTACAAAGCTGGCTAGTTGTTGCTGCCAATCGCCACCCGCATCGGGATCGTATTCAAAATCTTTCGCGGCCTGCTGTACTTGTTGGCTTGCCCCTTGATTAGCTAGTTGTTGGCGTAACGCATCAATTTCAGCCTGATGTTTGCGGGCTTGACGGGCTAGACGCTCACGTATTGCCTCATTTTCAGGCTCTTTTTCGTTGCCATACTCATCAACCTCAACCTCTTTTTTCTTAGGCTTTTCTTGCCGCTCATCCTCATACTCGTCGGACTCGTCTGGTGTCTCGTCAGGAGTATCATCGGCAGGCTCATCATCAACGCCATAATCTGGCGTATCATTATCAAGTTCCTCGATAGGCTCTGGTGTATCCTGATATTCAGGGGTATCGGGCTGCTGTGAGTTACCACCACCGCCCATCAAAAGTTCATCAATACTGCTTATAGCCATAGTTCCCTCTCTCTTTTGTTTAAACAACCTTATGCGTTAAAATCTTAACCATGTTGTCTGCGTGCGATATTGCAGCATCGCTTTCAGTCCTTTGTGTCTCGGCCATATAGCGCATTTTGGCCTCCTCAACATTGCCCGCTAACTCCATCTGAGCAATCTCAAGTTTCATTTGTTCAATCTCAATTTCAGATTGCGTTTGTTTTTCTTTCAGCATGAGTTCTTGTTTTTTAAGCATGATTTCTTGCTGTTTGAATTGCGCCTCTATCTGCATTTGTTGTTGTTGCATAGCCATCTGAGCTTGAGCCGCTTGTTCCTCAGGAGATGGAGGCTGGTCTTTAGGCATCTCGCCAGTCTTGCCCGCCTCGACAATGGCCGGGGATACACGCGTCTTAAGTCTATTTTTAATTTCAATAGTATTAGCAAGAGGCAAGTTTTCAGCGTAGAGGTCGGCAATAAGATTAAACGCGGTGGGATCGGCTTGCAGCACTTCTCGTAATGACTGTAATGCCTGTTCTTTTTGCCCTTCAAAGGATGGCCCCGGCTTAAGCCTAACCTGATATGTTCCCTTGCGGATGTCATTTTCAATCTGCTCCCCATACTCATCATTTTGTTTATTGATGGTGATATTTTTCATACCCTCATCAGGCATCATGAGGGTTAACACACGCTCGGTGTCATAAACGCGCGGAATCATCTCGTTAACAATCTCGCCCCCCGTAGCTATGGCTCGGTTAATGGAGTTAAAAAATACGAACGTGGAATAACTACCTTGGCGCGTGCGGGCGTCAATGGCCTTGCCGCTTGCCTCATCTCCATTATTCCCCATGCGAGCAGGATACAAACCAGTCGAGGTATATAAGTCCTCAATAGCGAGTTGGTATTGTTGAAACAAGGACATTGAAAGCTCTGGCGGTCTGATTTGCTCAGGCTTGTTTCCTGCGGGTGATTCATCATAAGTTAACATCCCCTGTATTGCGGTTGGATCGCGCCAGTTACGTTGAGTATCCATACTGGCCACATTCTTTTTGCTGCCTATCCACTGGTCGTAACGGCTAACCTTAAGAATATAAGCAGACTGCGTGCGTAAATAGTTGATATAACGCTGCGTATCTCGGCAATCGCCAAAGAAAGATCGCGTGATTTGCTTGCCCGTTTTATCGTAATAACTATTGTTATCGACAAACACCAACGGCAATTGCTCAGAGGGAAACTCGGTCTTGTCCAGCTCATAATTTCCGGCTAGACGATAATGTATGATTTTATGTTTCTTACTAGGGCGCTTATCCTCAATGCGTACAATCTCACCCTCCTGCCATAAGGTCATCGTCTCAAACGTATCCTTTTCAGTCTCAACCGCTAACGCCTCATCCTTGCTGCCACGTTTAAACCTATCCACATCCATGCCGTTTTCCTGCGGCAATATGTCATGCTCACCTGTTACCCCGAAGCCGTCCGCTGGCTGGCTAGCCATACCTGGCATAATTTCGGCATGAACGTCGTTCATTCCGGGAATGGAATCGTTCATTCCAAGATTTTCGTTCATTCCATTCTGTGGTTGTCCACCCATCAATTGCTGTTCTAAGTCCATCATGGAGTTGCGATTGTTAATCTCCCTCGAGTCCTCAATCAGATCGTCTATTTCCTCTTGATTAAGAACATTACCATTTGATAGTTTATAGAGCATATCTTTTTCATACTTGCGCACGAAGTGGTCAATAATGGTGATTGATTCATCATCAGACCATGTAAACGGATCGTCTGCCTCATCCGGCTGTACTGCCAGCGCTATCTCTTCGGTGGTCGCGGTAATGCTGGTGGTTTTAAGGATGTTTTGTTCCACGTCTTTGCCGTATACGTCCCTAAACTTTTTTCGTGTCATACGGGATATAAAGCCGCATAACGTACCGTCTGTTTTTCCGGGAGTTTCAGCACCTATATCCCAATAGCATCGCGTGGCGTCCTTGAAATATCCGTATTGAATATCGAGGTCAAATGATTTGGCATGGCTGTAATCGGTGCGCACACAAAAGGCTCCATAGCCACCGATTGCGGCTTGTTTGGCGGCTATTTGATAGGCCATGGTGGCGTCGGTTGAAAACATAATGTCTTTGGTCATGATTTCGCGGAGATGGGCGACCTTTTGATCGCACCCGCTCATCGGCACCACTTGCAGTTGCGGTGTATTTTGTTGTTGTTCGCCTAGCAATGAGTTTGACATTGTGCCAAGCTTGTTTGATGTAAGAGGAACCTTGCGGTACGTCTTAATCATGTCGTCCTCTTCCTCATCCGTCCATTGCTGGCCTAGAACGAAGGTGTGCATTAAGTGATAGAGGTCGATATTAGGTTTAAAGTATTCGCGGAATTTTTCGCATGCAATGCGGGCTTCACGAGCTATTTTCTCATTCTGTTTGGCCATGTCAGTCCCTTGTTATTTATGTATAAGCAATCCGTACTTACAACTTAAATCAGCATACCTGCAGTATGCTCTGGAATGCGGTTTACCTGATAACCGCCATCCGCTACATATTCTCCACCGTAAAAAGTTAACATAAACGCATCACCACAATCGGGTGATAACAATCCTCGTTTTTTAGCGTCGTCTTTACTTTCAATCTGTAACTTATCGCTTGAGTCGTATTTATAACCAAGCCCACATAAATCCGTTTGTAACTCATCGCTATCGGGTAACTCGACAGGCATATCTTGTATTAACCACGCACGCCCCCTATCCCAAAGCTCGGCGCGACAGTTTTTATAAATATCAGGCTCCTCGGCCCTTATAGCTACGTTAACGCCAATAACTATATCAGTGTAGCCTAACTCGTGAAGCCTATCGACTACTCCGGCCCCTATCCCTATACAGTCAATACAGACGCGTTTGGGGTGTTCTTTTTCAATAATGCGCTTAACAATTCCCGCCAACTCCATCGTATCAATATTATAATGGGTTTCAAGTCCATAAGCGCAACGGCCTCTGCGTCTTATGATTCCTGTACGGTCATCGCCTTTGCGAGCCGGATCTATGCCTATCACTAAATGCGAGCTGCTTTCAACCTTGGTATTACGCGCCTTAATGACATGATCGGCATGAATAAACGTATCAGTTATTGATGATAAAAACGCCTCGTCATCGGTAAACGGATACTCCTGCCTAAACTTTCTACATTTTTGCTCATAATCACCTTTAAAGTCTTGCAGCTTAATACGCCGCCAGTTCAGGTGTCCGGGTTTTAAACCGTTAGGGCCAAACTTATCAAGCCACTCGCGCTCCTCATCATGCGGGATAAAGGTCGGATCCTCAATACAATATTCATCCTGCCAATACCACGGCACAAAGATTGCCTGATAACGGCTTTGTCCGTTTTTAGCAGCCTGCCAGTCGGCATAAAAATCATTGGATTGTCCGTTAGCCGTGGATTCCTTAATGATTTCTGTATCATCCATCTCGGCGACCGTTTGTAATAAGCCTAGGCTGATGCGAGCCGCGTCCTTATAAAATGCATACTCTGATAAATGTAAATACTGATTGGTCATTGAGCGACCAATTTCAGCGCTGCCAGCCGTACCTACCCTGTAACCGGAGCCAAGCCCCTCATACATTAGGGTGTTATCATTCTTTTTATCAGGTTGTGCGAATAAGTCTTTGTCTAGGTTTTCGCTATAGCGCTTGGTCATCTCAAAGATGGCGCGTGTAGCATCAGCGAGGTGGGTTAGAATGAACGCCTTTTTACCGCGCTTGGTGACAATCTTATGAAAGAATCTGGCCTGTACATAGGTTGATACGCCCTGCTGGCGACCTTTAAGGATAAGCGCTCTTATCTTTCCTGTGGTTTTGTATTGGGCCTCTAGCCTGTCATGAACGTATTGTTGCGCCCTGTTTAGCTCAAACTTACGTTCAGCACCCGACTTGTCGTGGATGATTAAGAAGTTTTTAGCAAAGAGCGGCAATGACTTTAATATTCTGATTAACTTTTCTTCCGACATGCAACTTAAATCCTTTTACTCCACCAGCTTATCAATAAGCATTTCGACCAATTTCTTATTGGTCACGCCCTCTTCGTCCTTCTCGCGCCATTTAGCCCGCGTTTTTAACCAGAAAATCATTGCTGATAGGTCATCGCCCTCTGCAGCCTTACGAAATAGTTTAGCCGCGACCTTGGCGTTGGCACGTACCACGCTGTTATCAAGCTCATCTCGATAATAACGGGTAAGCGTATCCACGGATATGCCAAGGTGATCGGCTATCTGTTCTTGAGTATTGCCAAAGCTTGTGAGCGCACCCACCTCGGCACGAGTCTTGTCGCTAGGCTCATGCGCTTTGGTGTTTTTCTTTTTAGTCGCTGCCATCCTTGGCCTCTCTTACGGCCTGTTTGCCGCTGTAATTCTCATAGCGTTGTATTATTATATCGCAATATTTTGGATCTAACTCCATCATAAGCGCACGACGCTTCGTCTTCTCACACGCTACCATCAAAGTGCCTGAACCTGCAAACGGATCGTAAACATACTCCCCCGGGTTCGTATGATGGTTAATTGAACGTGCAAACAATTCTACGGGTTTTTGAGTAGGGTGCTCTGTCTTATCATCTTTTGATGATGATCCGCTTCGGTTGGGGGCGTCGCAATCCCAGACCGTTGTTTGTTTGCGATCGCCTTTCCAGTTTGACTTAGCGCCTTTCTTAACGGCGTACCAGCAAGGTTCATGCTGCCAATGGTAATTTGACCGTCCAAGAACAAACGCTGATTTACGCCATATAATTTGTTGTTTGCACTCAAAGCCTGCATCCCTTAGGTTAGCCATAACCACATCAGTAAACGCGCTAGCGTGCCACACATAGGCTATAGCTCCGGGGAATAATACATAAGTATCGTACCAGTCCGCCCTATCATCATTTTTAACCACGTTCTTATTGTTTTTGCTACCGTCAGGTTTGGCGGTATCACGCCATGACATATCGAGCTTAACGCCGTAAGGGGGATCGGTCACCATGGTGTTAGGGTGCTGTCCATCAAGCAAACGCTCAACATCAGTCGCAAGAGTACTGTCACCACATAACAACCTATGGTCGCCAAGAATCCAAACATCGCCCAGCGTAGAGCGGGTTTGCGCAGCGTCCGGCAAATCATCCTCACCACAAAATACCTCCGGCAGTTCATCAGGAAATATCTCGCATAATTCTTCAAGGTCAAACCCCGTTAATGTAAGGTCATAATCAAACTGCTTAAGATAGTCAAACTGGCTTAATAAAATGTCCCTATCCCAACCAGCATCCAGTGCTATTTTGTTATCGGCAATAACCAACGCGGCTTTTTGCGCATCAGTTAAGCCCTCAAGGACAATACAGGGTAACTCATCAAGCCCGGCTGATAAGGCGGCAGCAAGCCTGCCGTGTCCGGCTATGATGACGTTATGTTCATCAATTAAAAGGGGATTGGTAAAACCAAACTCGAGAATGGAACGAACAATCTTTGCAATTTGTTCGTCTGAATGAGTGCGGGAGTTCGCCTCATATTTGCTCAAATCCCGCACAGAAACGCTTTTATAGTTCCGCAAGACCATGTTTATGGGCCTGCTTGTTCGTTTCGTTTTTCCCCGCGTAGCTCGCCACCAGCTTCACCCGGCTCGCAATACTTAGGTTGCATCTTGTTTTGTTGCTCAACACGACGACCGTACTCTGATGGCACGCCATCGTAATGAGTATTGCCCTCAGCACCGTCCGCAGACGTATAGTCTTTAACTTCGCTCATTTCATCACTCCTGTGAATTACATTATTAATCGATTAATAACCGTGTCTCTAAAGCGAAAAGGTTGGAGTCGAACCAACGTGAACTAAACGCCTAACCGCTAGGATACATTCCAAATCAAAGACACACGCTAAATGTAGCACAAACAATATTTATCCACAAAATCTATGGATAACCCTGTGAGTTAGCGATCGACAACCTATAGCCCATCTATCGACAAGGTCGAATCAATCAACATACCCAATTTGTCATTTTTTCTGTCATTTTATTACAGCAACACTTGACGTATACGTCAACACTTGACATACTGTTAATGGTCAACAACAACGAGGTTAATGATGGAAAAATACAGCTGTTATGAGTTTGAAATAAGGTGTCATGATGTACCTGGATGGGGTGAGTTTGTTAATCAGTGGGTAAAGGGGTATTTTTATATAATATTCGATCCTGCGTGTAAGGATAGAATGATAGTAGAGGCTAACGAGTACTTTGATAGCGAACAACAGGCTAGGTTAGCCGCTATAGGGCATATAACCTTGTTAGAGAATGGAGGCGAGACATGTTGAAAAGGATTAAGTGTTTATTGAAGGGCCATCAATATTTGATGAATTACCATCCCCAGTATCGTTGCTATCATCAATCGAATAATGATATATGCAAGTGCTGTAAAAAGAGGAGGTACTCATGAGTGAAGAGCATATGTTGTCATGCGTTTCGTTTTTGTTAGGCAAAACGCATGGTGGGATTATGAATATTTTAATCAGTGGTCAAACGCACAGTGAAAAAATAGACGATCTCAAAGATTTAGCTAAGGAATTAAGACAAGAGATAGAGCGGCTTTATTATCCAGAGCTTACTCGTGTCCAAGAACCAGTTTTGTAGCTACAGGCCCCTTGGGTGATTGAGAAGGCTCAAACCGTACTTTGTCACCCTCTTTCAAGCTCTTAAAACCGTCGCTTTGAATTTCTTTGAAGTGAATAAAATAATCTTTACCGTTTGCTGCTACGAATCCGAATCCTTTTTGGTCACTAAACCACTTAACAACTCCATTTTGCATTTTGTCATCCATCTCTAGTTAATAAAAATCAATTTCTACCGGTTAAATCATCAATTGTGGCGATCTTATCCTCGACCCCTATACCTTTGCATCGGTAACTCAGGAGCGGGCTTATATCGCGCGTCTGAGCCGTTAGCATAATCAGGCATGCCATTATCCATCCAAACCTTGACATGACACTCGAGCGCCTCATCAGGAATCAATCCGTTTAACATATCGCGTTTATCCTCTTTGCTCAAGAGGCGTGTTGATATTAACTTAGGACTAACGCCCAGTTTAATTCCCAGTTGAAACAGCTTTTTCTGGCATTGCTCCTTGGTCAACATGTAACGATTCCCTGTAAGAGGCTAACCTATCTGCCATTGAGACATAAGGCTTGCCAGTTGTTATAGCATTCGTAATGCTCTTGAATGCCTGAGCTTCCTGCTCATATTGTGATTGCTTATTACGGTTATACTCTTCCTCTTCCTCTCGAATAGATTGTGAGGTTATACCCTTATAACCCTGAGGGATTAACCATTTCCCCTCACGGACTTTCTTTAAGAAAATGTTAACGCGCTTGTTAACCGTTACAAACCGTTTGTCGTTGTTTGTCTCAAAACTGTAGTAAATACCTTGTGCAATGATTTCATCCTCAACATAGACCCCGCGATTGGCAATAACCCCTAACAAATGGGTTTTAACAGATTCCGTATCAGAAAAAACAGAGGGGTTAACAGGCCCCTGTTTTTGTTTTTTCTTGGAAACCTCTTGGGAAACCTCTTGTTTATATAAGTCTGCATTTGGTGCAGTGACCTCTGCATATTGTGCAGGGGGTACTGCATATGGTGCAGGGGTAGGCAATTTTTGTACAGGGTTATCCACACCCTCTGCATATTGTGCAGGGGTGGTTTCAGATTGAACAGGTTTGAACATTCCATAGGTTTGGCCCACGGTGAATGTGTTTACCTGCCCGCGTCTGAAGTGATATAGGTTTGTGCGTTGGATGATATAGTGGGTGTGTTCTAGCTCGTTAAGAACGTCGAATGTTTTGCGTTCTGATATGCCGGAAAGAGTAGCTAAGTTTTTTACGGTGATTTCTGTATCGTCTGATTCTTTATTGTAACTAACTAGTTTGCGGAGCTGGCCATAGACTTTTAAGGCATACGGCGAAAACAAATCAAATATTATTTCATCGCAGATTAAAAAAGTTGTCTCTTTGGCGCGTCTAAATTTTACAGAAGGCGTATTCATGGTATACTTACTCCGTTGTGTTCTGGCTAAAGAACGTTGTAGGGATGTACCCCGACTTATTTGCAGTAAGTGAGGGCGGGGGCTGGATGCCCTAAATTTCTAATTATTTTGTTTAATCATCGTAATCAAACTTAAATCCTCTAAAATAACTGTTAAGGCGTCTAAAACCTCTTTGTCGTCGATCAAAAATTGCTCCTTCATCTTATCAACAATCACGCAGACAGTATATTCGCCCTGATTCATCATCATTTTTACAAAGGCAAATATTCCAAGGACACGTAAATCTCTTATTTGCATTATATCTTTGTCCTCAAGGACAAATGCAGGGAGCTTCTCTTTCGTAAAATTCATGCTATAGTTACCTTGTTGTTGATTAAATTTTTCATGATGACTTCCTTATGTAAAGTTAGCTGTAGATACAAAAAAGCCCGTCATGTGTCTCCACTTGCGGGCTTTTCACTTTAGGCTCGGATCTATTTCAATAAACTCCTTTAACCACTGCTCGACCAATTGAACCTCACTACTACTAAAACACAATAAATTAGGGTTTTTAAGGTCTCTATCGTGTACCGAGTTAGCTATTTTTTCTAAAAGCTCGACCGATTTCGCATAATAGTCAATTGACATGAATTCTCCTTTGCTTTTTGTCGCTCCAATGGTTAACATATAAGCAGTCACATCGTGGCCATTGATTAACACGGTGTACTGTCAGCGGCTTGCGCCAGCCTTATGCGATTGCGCCAAACATTCGCATAAGGTCATCTTATATCAACTTAGTGATTATTTACAGTCCGAGGGAATTTGTCGCCAAATGTCGCATTTCTTGCAACCACGGTATAACCCCAAGTTAAAGGTGAAAATTTCATCGGGTATGCGCATCTCATAAACCTCTTTTTTATGAAATAAAACACAAATCCAGATTCTAATTAGCCGTTTCATTTTTATGATCCCTCATAGCCTTTTCTATATCTGATATAAGCCCGTCATTGATATATCGATGCAAACACCATGTAGCCCACATAGCACGCCCCTTAAGTACCTCATCATTGCTGTTAATATGCTTAAGCAACGCCTCGAAGAACTTAATATGATGCTTTAACGATCTATTCCCCGCAAATCAAAGTCTTTAATTGCTCCTTGGCATAACTAAGCCTATGCTGACCTTGTTTAAGGTCAATCACCAACCTATCTTTCCACTCTAAATACCAGTCGCCTATCTGATAACAAATAAAGTCAATTTGCTCTGGGGTAAGCGAGTTTTGATTCGTTTTAAGACGCTCATAGCGGGTTTTGAAATTGCCATCCATATTCTCTATAATTTCAGCAGCCGAGATCCACTCATCAACCAAGGAGCGCTCCTCCGCCCCCGGGCATTCAGAATCTTGTGCTTTTTTAATTAAATTGCGTAAATCATAATAAATTTTGTACAACGCATCGTTCATTTATACCAACTTTAAAATATGTAAAACAATCGGCAAAACCATGCCCCCAACTAATAAACTAATGATCCAGTTTAATTTACCCTCAATGATTTTAAATCGGTGCTCGTGAACACGGATTTTAATTTCATGCTCTATATACTGCTCGGTTGTCATAATGACTCCATTGTTTAACATATCAATTAACTCGTCACTTGTTGTCATGGCTCCATTCCGTTTTTAATAGTCCGTTAGTGATTCTCTCTAGCTTATACTGCGCCGCCTCCGGCACATACCCCCACTTTAACCAATTGCCTAACGTATTAGCAGACATGCTGGTTTCCTTGTGAAAATTGTACTTCGTTCTATAAAAATCTCTTACCTCTTCTGGTTTCACCGGGATGTCCTCGTTCTCTTGTTACTGTGAAAATAGTATAGCTCAATTGTTGAAGTATAGCAATAATTGACGTATCATTATCACACGTCAATACCGACGCAGACTACATAAAGTAAAGAGGTATTAAAATGCAAGATAGAGACCATACAAATGAACAAGAGCAGCAATTTTCTGAGTCCTTAACCGAGCTACAAAAAGTTAATAAGCAGCTGGCAAAGCTTCTGGTACGAAAAGAGGAATTGACAGAGCTTATTATTTCGTCGTTAGAGCATGATCATGAGGGCCAGAAGTCGTATGAATATGGCGCTTGGAAAATTGAGGTTAAAACGCCTTTTGTTTATTCACTTAATAAAAAGTTGTATGAATCAGGCAGTGTTAAGTTACCTGATGATTTTAATCCGATTAAAGAGTCTGTATCTTACTCAGTAGATAAAAGGCTTTGTGATAAGTACATGATGGACGCCCCTAAAAAGGTTCGTGATGCGCTAGCAGAGTTAATTGATAAGAAGCCAGGCAAGGCAGGAATCACGATCAAGGAGCGAGTGTAATGAGTAATACCGTATTGGTAATAGGTCAATCGGGGAGTGGCAAGTCCACCTCCCTGCGTAATTTAGATCCCAAATCAACGTTCATAATTAATGTTTTAGACAAACCGCTTCCCTTCAAGGGTTTCAAGAAAAACTATCAACCCATTACCAAAGAAAATAAAACAGGCAATTATTACTCAGCCAATGACTGGTCGCACGTTATCAGGGCCATAGAGATGGTTGATAAAACACGCCCTGAAATAACCACCTTAATCATCGATGACTGGCAGTATATTTTAGCTTATGAATTTATGCGCCGAGTATCTGAAAAAGGATTTGATAAGTTTTCAGAGCTTGCAAATCACGGCTGGTCTACGATTAACGCTTGTTTAAGCACACGCCCATCCCTTACCAACTTTATTTTAGCGCATAGCGATACCGACTCCACGGGACGGGCTAAGTGTAAAACAATAGGCAAGCTGCTTGATGAAAAAATTACTCTTGAGGGATTGTTTACTACGGTCTTGCACTCACGGGTTGTTGATGGGGATTATATGTTTCAAACTCAATCTGATAATGAGTTCTTGGCAAAATCTCCGATGGGGATGTTTGAAGAGTTCCTGATACCCAACGATTTAGTCCGGGTAAAGGGTGCGGTTGAAAATTACTTTAATGATGAGGAATAAATAAAATGAGTTTTTGGGAATCTGAGTTGGGCGAAGTTACGGGCAAGGCTGAGGATGCCTTTGCAAAATCATTTACACAAATCCCGGATGGGACGATGGCTCTAGCTAAAATTGAATCATTCGTAACCTCTGAATACAACGGCAATAAATATTTAAGCCTGCAATGGTTGTTAACTGATGGCGACTTTAAGGGCGCTAAGGTTGAACAAAAACTTAAGGTGTTCGGTGATCCAATGGCTAAGGACTCAGCCAAAGCACGCCATAGAGCGCTTAATATGTTGAAATTGATTTATCAGTTATTCAACACCAAGCCTAAACACTCCGGAGAGCCTACCGATCCCGATTTAGCGGTATTCGTAGGAAAAGCTGCAGGTATCAAAATCCGCGAAACAGAGCCTAACGATCAGGGACGCCAATATAACTGGGTGGCTGAAATTCACGACGTTAAAGGCTTTAAATCTGAGACAGGCACGGGACTACCACAAACAGCCTATACCTCGGTAGCCAGCTCAAGTTATAGCAGCTCACAAGGCCCTCTGGATAGTGCGTTTAGCCGACAAGCTCAATTACCTACCGACACCAGCCTGGATGATGACGTGCCATTTTGATCAGGTTTTGTACAATTAGGATAATAGATGCCCAGAGATAAGTTAAGTAAGAGGATAGAAAAGCATCAGGAGCGTAACGAGGATGATGCCAGAGATTATATCGGGGCCAGCAGTATAGGCTCCGATTGTTTAAGGCAGATTTGGTATCAGTATAAAGGAGTGAAAGCCGAGGCGGTTCCTGCGAAGTTTCGCAGGACTTGGGCGATCGGCAAGAAGCTCGAACATTTGGTTGTTGAATGGTTGACAAATGCAGGGGTTAAGGTTGACAAAACCGACAAAACCTACGCTGCAAGAAACGTGCCAATTTTTAAGGGTCATTTTGATGGATTGGTGTTTATTGGCGGTAAATGGTCGATTTTAGAGGTAAAAACGGCTAAAGATGCCAGTTTTAAGATATTTGTTAAAAAAGGGTTAAAGGTTTGGAATCCTCAATATTATGCGCAAGTGCAGTCCTATATGGGAATGAGCGGCATAAATAGTACATATATACTTGTACTAAATAAGGATAATAGTGATCTTTCCGATGAATTAGTGGTGTTTGATAAAGAATTTTACGAAAAACTAGAGGCTAAAGCCTTAATGATTGCCACCGCAGTGGTAGCACCCCCAAAGATCCACGGCTCACCTCTTTGGTATCAGTGCAAAATGTGTAAGTTTAACAAGGTGTGTCATAAATAAGGATGAAATAATGAGCAAATTTGTAGTCGATAACAAAGAATTAAATAGTTTGGCTGATGGCATAGAACGATTTATTAAATCAGTTGAAAAAGATGTTCAATATTTAAGAGATGAAAAAGAGGATTTATTCAATCGATATATGGCTTATAACAAACTTCGATCCTTATTAAAAGGAGTCGATTTGATTATGAATATTTCTCATAAATCAATGATAGCGGGCCATAATTTACAGGATGAACTATTCCATACCCCATCAGGTAAGCATAACGGTTGGGATGAAACAAAAACATTTGATCATCCATTTTTTTATGATGAAGAGGACAAAGATGAAGAGGGTGATATGCCTGATTTTCTTAAAAAAATATTAGCAGGTGCAGTATTGGGGGCCTTAGTTAGTAGAGCATCAAATGACAAACAAGACTGATTTAGAAGGGGTCGCGCCTAAACGGCGTGACCGTTTGGCAGAGATTGAGCGCAGACTATCACACTGCGAGGGTGTTGCTAGGCAATACGAGATGTTATTTAACCAGCTCGAGGCAAAAATGAAAGCGCTGGCAGACCGTCACGGCAATATACAGGCGGTTTATGATTATATGGTTAAGGTGGGCAGTACTATTGTTACGAAAAAAACAGATCATGTGGCGTTTTTAAATCCTAACAACGATCCAAAACGATTAAATCGTAAAAATAAGTTTCAGGTTGGCGACTTGGTTTTTTATGCGGATGAGTTAAACAATAAGGTCACGCAATATGTAATTAAGGGTATCGACTACATTGATAGACACCCCAGATATTGCCTTGAAAATATGTTTGGATATGCGGATGAAAGCACGCTTTTTGGTAGCGAGAGAGAGGCTTTGGAGCAGCTTAGACAATGGAGAGAGAGTTAATGAATGATTTAAAAAAGGCTAACGGAGCGACGGAAATTACAGCGCAAGACCAAGTGTTAAACGCGCATCAATACCTTAAGGATTTTTTAGCTAAATTTGAGACAGCCGAGCGTGGCGGGATACATGACTTCATGGAGTTAACCCTATTCAACATGATTAACGCCTCCATTAAAAATATCGATGACTATCTAAAGACAGGTCACAAAGAGGTTAACGCCAATGAAATCATGGCCATTGTAGCAGATTCCTATCAAAAAGTTTTAGACGGCATTAAGCGTAATTTGGAAACCATGAAACAGGTGAATTTTAGATGAGTTTTAAACAAATTAGAAAAGGAAATCCAAAATGGGTGCGCCAAGGTCAGGGCAATAAAACTGGGGATTTTCACTGGGAATATAGAAAAGAGGGTAAGTATTACGCGCAAGGTTATTATAAAACCGCCGAGGAGGCTTATCAGGCGTGCTTGGATCATCAGGCGTGGATTGATAGATTTAGAAACCCTGAAAAATATGCTGGGGTTCTCACCTTCGAGGATCTCAAATGAATCATTTTTATTTAAATCCCGATCACACAGTAAGACCATGCTCGCTTCATGAATGGGCCATGCAATTTGAAGAGATGTCCATGAATGATAGCAAACATGTGGCTTGGGATGAAATTAACGGAAAAAGGATATCCACAGTATGGCTTGGGTTAAACCATAACTACTTTGGTGGTAAACCTTTAATTTTTGAAACCATGGTATTTGGTGAACGCGGTGGTCATGAGGAGTATATGGATCGGTACTCAACATGGGATGATGCAGTAGAGGGCCATAAAAAAGCCGTTGCGTGGGTTTTAAATGGATGTATCGAAGAATAAAAGGATTGATTTTAGATGAAACAGCTGCGCCCCTATCAACAGGATGTGTTAGATAAGTTAAGGCAAAGATTGAAAGAAACAGACGAGCCGTTATTAGTGAATGCCAGTGTCGGTGCAGGTAAATCGCTTATCATTGCAGAGCTTTTAATGATAATAGAAAAAGCCGGGTGGCGCGCTCTATGTCTTACAATGAATAGTACGCTGATACGTCAAAATGCCGATACCTATATGGCACAGGGTGGGAATGCAGGAATTTATTGTGCCGCTCTTGGTCAAAAAGATACGGGCGAACCGATTATTTTTGCCTCCCCTCTATCAGTAAGAGGGAGCATTAAAGCGAAAGGCAAGTTTTCAAAAATACCATTTAATTTAATTGTAGTCGATGAGTGCCACAATATTAACTTCGCTGAAAAAGATACCACATACATGCGCATCTTTAATCATTACGCCATGTATGCCCAGCAAGAGGGCCACAAAATAAGATTCGTGGGCCTTACAGGCACGCCCTATCGTGGCAAGGGTCATACTATAGTCGGGACGCATCATTTCTTTAAAGAGGAGGTCTGCGCCATAACAGCGGAGTGGTTGATTAAAGAAAAATACCTAACCAATCCAATATGGGGCTATTGCGAGCAGACCTTACAATATGATTTTCAATCCTTAAAAGTTAATGCTATGGGGCGTTTTAGCGCGACAGAACTTGACGAGGCAGTTCATAAAAAACCACGTCTTACCGCTAAAATCATGTCGGAGGTTATAGAGATAGTCAAAGACAGGCGTGGCGCGTTTATATTTGCCAGCAGCGTAAATCACTGCAACGAGTGCGCGGAATGGTTGCCACCAGAAGAAACGGCAGTTATTACCGGAACCACGCCTGATACTATGCGCGAGCTTTATATAACGCAGGCCCGGGCTGGAATCATAAAATACTTGGTTAATGTTAATGTATTATGTACGGGGGTGGACGTGCCCACCTTTGATACAGTAGTATTCGTCCGTCCGACAGAATCACTGGTTCTGTATATGCAGTGCTTAGGCCGAGGGCTTAGGCTTGCAGAAAATAAAACGGATTGCTTAATACTGGATTATGCGGGGAATCTTGACCGACACGGGGATATTGATAACCCGATTATTAATATCGCGTTGACTCAAAATCGAGATGATAATCCAGATTATTGCATTGAGTGTTTCAGTTGTAATTCAATGAATACAATAAATGCTCGTCGGTGTATCGGCACAAAGGATGATAAGCGTTGCGATCATTGGTTTGAATGGAAAGATTGCCCAGGCTGTGAAACAAAGAACGATATTGTTTCACGGCAATGCCGATCATGTCATATTGAGTTAATCGATCCCAATCGTAACCTAAAAGAAAACGCATCAAACAAAGAAAAAATAAGTTTCATGGTGAAAACCACGCAATACGGCCTGTCTATTGTTAATGGTTTTCCGCGCTTTGATATTACTTACATGATCGATATGCGCTCAAATCCTACCCGCTATGTTAAAGCTCAGGAAAACTTTTTGTTAAGCTCTGAAAAGTCTATTCGATTTTTTTATCATACTATAGCCAAGGCGCATTTCATCCACCCCCATCAAGCGTTTAATAAATTACAAAACATCCAATTTTTAAAAAGCGTCATTGAAAACGGGGAGCTGTACTCGCCTAAGCAGATTGATTGTATTGAACAGGATGGTAATCGCTTAAAGGTGGTGGGTAAGGTATTCGACCATCCTATTGTTGAAGAAAACGAGCGTCAGGTTGAGGTTGTTCATACTTTTTATGAGTGGTGCAAAATAAGAAACACAGTAACCTTTGAGTACCTTATCAAAGAGGATGATAATTTTGTCATCATAAAAGACAATTATCGAATCAAGACACCCTCCTCATTAAAACGATTCCATAAGCATTACGGATCTGGGATGGGCAAGGATATTGCGGAAATCTCCACCAATCAAAGCCAGCTTATGTTTCCGACCAAGATATGGGTCGATCATGAAAATAAAATGAAGCGTTTTGTTGAAGATGCCAAAACATTAACGATATCCCAAAACCATGACAATATTTGCCATAGAACGTATTTAAACCGTGCTTATGAGCAGTGGATTAAAATCGTTAAAATAAATACCTTTGGCAGTAGCCAGACTATAACTAATAGAGAAAGACAAAAAGTATCCATACAACGAGTGCAGATTTTCGGGCATTTAATGTATCAGCAATCGCCTAACTTCGATCCCTATGATTTGCTGGTCGAGGTTTCATGCAAGATTACAGACCACGATTTGGCGCTGGCATTATCTAAAGACTATACGCACTTTCAAGTGGTAGCCGATGGGCGTCATGGTGAGGATATAGATGTGTGGCAATCCGTCTCCGGAGACTCATTTAAAAAAGAAAACACTTTTAATTGGTTTGATTAAATAAGGATATACAATGACCAACTACGATAAAAAACGCAAACGTCAAAACGGTCGGCAAGATGATGGAGGTTTGGAAACCAAACACCAACGTGCTTATAGACAAGGGTATTTTGACGGTCAATCTGCTTTAATACAAAGATTAACGGATGCTGGGGTATTGCCGCGCTTAGAATTTAAGATGGAATCAAAAACAAAAGAAGAATTTGCAAAGGACTATCCTAATGAGTGAAAAATTTATGTTACAAGTACAAATAAATTATAAAGGCATGTATAGTGCGTTAACGATTGATTTATCCGAATATAAAAATAAAGATCATTACCTCCAAGTAATCAAAGATCATGTCGAAGTAGCAAAACAAGTCATCGATAAACAAACAGCAAAACCTAAAGCCTGATTATTACAATAATCAGACTTAGTGACGAAATTGTATACAATGACATACAATAGGTACAAGACGGACACGTTTAGTACCTATGCTGTACTGGTCAAAAACACCTCAACAAATTGGTCTACCATTGCACAGCTTTTTTGGTACAATCTGGGCGCAATTAGTTTCTGAGCTGCTCAAATAGGTTTTAATTATTTCTTTTGCTGCCTCAAATCCCCAAACGGCCACCGCAATGTAGCCACGGGAGGTTTTTCGGGCTAAAAACTCTTTTTGTTCGGGTGTAAGTTTTCCCTTTCCAACTTTTAGCTCTATCCATAATCCGTGATGACCACCACATGGGAGTGCCAAATGAAAATCTGCAACACCTTTTTTTACTCCCATACGTTTTAACATCCTGCCCTCTTGTACTGAGCAGCGTCGTTCGTTAGCGAAGTGGTGAAAATCGTCGGATAATTCTGGGTAATGGAAATTAAACCAGTTTACTGTATTAATATGGTCTACACGTTCTGCTTGCATCGTTCATCCTTGTCGAATCATCAGGGCCACATCCTTGGCACGCTGGACTACCTGTTTCGCCCATAAGCTATCGAGTGCCTCCATTGCGGCGACGGTATAGTTTTTTTGTTCAAGGGCTGTAATCATTTTTTTAAACCCAGACAGCTTGTGAATGCCTAAATTAAAGTTCATATTAATAAGTGCGTTTTTTACATGAGGGGGTTGTATTAAATACCACGCGCAACCCTCAAGCTCGCTAACCGATTGTTTAAGATCGTTTTGAAACATAAGCTCGGCCTCGTCAAGACGAATGCCGTTTTCAAGGTTTCTTCCCCAGCCAACGGTTAAGTGGCCTAAGCTATCAATATAGGTTTCAAGAAATAAACCCTCGCATTTTTTGATCCAAGCCTGCGTTTGGTCATCAGTCATCTTTTACAATCCTTGTAAAAAAAAGGCCCCGTTAGGGGCCTAGAGGAGATTAAGCTGGTGTTACAACACGGTATCTTACATACAATGTTACCGTACTATCGCCTGTCGCAAAATCTGCGGTTTGGTTGGATAAGTACACGGCAGTGTTTAGAGAGGTTGCTTTAGTAACGCTTAATGCGCCTGATACCCCACCGTTTGATAAGAACCCGCTTGCAGCAACACCATTTAAGGAGGCAGCCGCTAAAGTACCGGATGCAACAGGGCCTGCGCCGTGAACGGTATTACCGTATTGAGCTGCAAGCACACCACCTGCGGTATATTGAGTTGTACCGAAGGCTATATCCCAGAGGATGTTGTCGATAATAACAAGCTTTCCAGCGCCCGGTGCGGCTATCAATTGTACAGGAGTATCATACAATGCTTTAACCTGTGCGGCGGTCAATGTGACGGTTGCAGAGGCCGCTACGTCCAAGGCAAGGTTCGCATAATCCACGGCATTGGCGGCAATCTTGGATCCTGTTACAGCGCCTGCGCCAATCGTTAATGCCCCAGTGTTGCTCATAGTCGCATCACCGGATACAGCAACCCCTGTGGCTACGTTGGAGGCATTACCTACAAACACGAATCCTGAGGATAGAATGTTAGATAGGCCGCCGTTTGCGGCAAGCGCTACGAATGCGTCTGTAGTGGCATCGTATGTGAAGAACCCGATTTGAGCTGCTGAGTAATAAATCAAGACCAAATCTTCTGGTTCCCATTGCCATACGCCGTTATTTAACAACTCAACCTGAACGTCTTGAGATGCAAAATAGCCTGCGGTTGTAATTGTAGCTAAGTTATCGCTGGTGGTTATTCCGACAATATTAGGAAATAGGTTAAATTCCCTTTTAATAGTTAAAATCATTTCAATCTCCCTATAATTTATTTGGTTTTATGTTTTAGATTTTTACGTCTTATCCTGTCCAAATCATCTACTCCTAAATAGCCTACACCCTCAGCAGCTGCATCGGTGCGCACGCCATACTTGCCAGAGTCACCAGCGCGATCAATAAGCTCGTCATGACCACGATAGCCCTCTTTTCTGCCCTCTCGTACTTCTATTGGTTTTCTTGGAACATCATCGTAAGCCATGACTCGCTCCTTGGTTATTTACAATCCTTTTTCATCGGCATTTTTTTCTTTTCCATCTTTTTGCCGTCTTTCTTATCCATATTACGGATATTTTTTTCTTCCATCTTTCTTTTTTCTTTAGTAGCCATTATCTTACTCCGCTGCAGGTGGGGTCGGCTCAATCTTGTCTTTAACCCAAGATAAAACCTCGTTAGTGAACGCCTCAACCTCCGCAACAAACGCGGCTTGTAAATCCCCGCTATGCGCTGCGAACTCGGCCTCCAATGCCTTTAATAACTGATTTTGTATAAATGATGATAAAAGACTCATCCCTTGCCTCCTCGCTTGCCGCCATCTAACATCCTGTCGGCCTTTGCATCAATTTTAGCCTTCGATGATGCTGAAAGCTTCCCTTTGTTCTCCATCTCTGAAGCTCGTGCTTTAGCATTTCTGGCGTGATTTTTATCGGGCATCGGGTATTTTTTTTCACCCGGCAAGCCAAAATCACTCTTGGGGAGCTTGTCCCTGCTCTTGGTTGTTAGTTTCGACATGTTCCGGCTCCTTGGATTCTACGGGCGCTGCATCCATTACAGCTTGATTTGCTTTTTGTTCCTCACCAATTAAAAAACCGACCTCATTTAAATGACCTACCACCATATTTAAATGAACCTTGGCTTGTTCTAATTGCTCGGTTAATCCGGTTACATTTTGTTTTGCACGTTGAAGCTCTTGATTTAAAACACCAGCTCTTTCGCTTAAATATTGAATACTCATCTACTTATATCCTTATCATTAAAATTAAACCACAGTGAACCCTGAGTATTGGGTTTGACCTGCATAACCCCAATTATCCCATCGTACTTGCTTACTATCCACCACAATAGTTCCTGATGCAATGTTTGGGCCTGCCGCTAAAAATGCCGTGTAGGGGTTATTTCCTGCGGTAGCACGCACCTTGGCGCTATTGACGCGAACCTGACCAATATAGCTTGATTGGGAATTTAAATAGATTCCATATTGGGCAATATTAGCATCATTACTATATAACTGTAGGTTGTTAAATTCCATACCCGTAATGCCATAACACTGCAGATGCATTCCTGTATTGTTTTCAAAGCATAGGCTATTGGCAAGAATACTCGATCCTAATCCTGCGCCCCCTTCTATATATAGTCCACGGTTTTTATTGACCACAAACGCTGAGTTATCAAACTGCAACATTTGACCACGCCAATACATACCGCCACCGACAGCGCCTGCAACCGTTCCGCACGCCTGAATGGTTGTATCTCTAATTGATATAAATGAGGTTTCATTATTCCCGGGGGCAAGTGTTGATAAAATCCCCCATTGCGAGCAATTTTGAATAATATTATTTTCAAATATTAAATGATTGCAGGCATCGTTGTCGCCCGGGTTTCCTGTATTAACGATATTAAATCCGTTGGTAAACCCTGATACTATTAACGAGTTGTATCGTTGATTATAAAGGGCCTGTGCTTGCACCCCTACGCTTCCTGCCTGTCCATTACCATTTAGGCTCATAAAGGATAATTCGCCCCCCATCATGAATTTTAAGGGGCTGGGTTGGGTGTATTTAAATAAGATCACATTCGATGCGACGGCTTTGATATTGGTACGCAACATCCCATCACCATAAATATAATTACCCTTATTAAAAACACTTCCTGAATCAAAGGGCATAATCAGGGATGAGCTAACATTATAAGTACCTTCTGGAATATATAGAGGCTCGTTATCAGTATAAGCATCATCAATCGCGGTCTGTAAGGCGGCTGTGTCATCGGCTACTCCGTCTCCAATTGCTCCAACATCTTTTGCATTAATAGTCATATTATCCTCTTATTGGGGCCATGAAATCGTAGGGAGTCCTGCAATCACTGAGTCCACTGTGGGTATGGGTGCACCTGCTTGTACCTCACTTAAAATATTAATAGCGTAGGTAAATACAGAATCACGCCACGCAATAAAAGCTGTGGCCTGCGCCTTCCACGTATCATTCGTGCTTAATACATAACTGGCACAGGATACCCCATCATTATATTGTTTTGATTGGGCTGTTGAGTCAATAATGGCCTGAATCTTGCTTAAACACTGTTGTTGAAGAGTATTTAATAAATAAGTATTTTCATAAGCGCTAGCCTCTGCCAATAAATCAGACTCCAATGGTCTGGGTATATTAGGCACATTCCAATAGCCTATTAGGATATCATTATCTGGCTGGCGAAAATTAATATTTCCCGCCTCAACCTGTCCTGGGTATTTAATAATGCAAATATCAACTAAGTTCATAATAAGTCCTTATATTCTGATGGCCACAATATAACCTGATCCGGTTACAGTACCTGTCGCAAAAACCGCATACCCCTCAAGAAACACTGTGGTGGTGGTTGATACGTTCACAATTAAAACGGCTGTAGGCAGGTTAAACTGCGTGGTTACAGCAGATGATTGCCCGGAGCGTATTGAGTTATCCGGCAATGTAGCAGATGACAAACTACAAAATGAAATAGCCTGACTGATGTTAGATGTTGAACCTGCCAACGATACAACGCCCAATACAAGCCATTGGCCAGCCGTGACACTTATTTGAGTAATGTTTTTAGCCGTACTATTAGTCAAGGCCACGCCACTTGCAGCAAGGACAGCGGCGCTTATTTGTTCCCCGTGGTATCCAGCTGGGGTTGATGATCCGCTGGTTTGTCCAAATGTGTAAACCCCTGAGGTTCCCTTAGAAGTTATTTGAATGCCAATATTCGCATCGGATCCTATTGCACTTAAAACAGGGCTGCCCGTGCTTATGTTGTTTGCAATCTGGAAATTATTAACAGGCGTTCCACCCGATGCGGAAAACGTCAGCATTGTATTGCCGTTGGAATCTAAAAGAGAGGTTCCAATTTTGGGTGTTGGTATCGCCAAATTTGCAGGTAGTGTGGAGCTTATACTTGGCACTGAACCTGCCGATGTAACCAATACGCCTGAGGCTGCGGTGGCCAATCCACTCACGGCTGTGCCGCTTGCCGCATACCATGCCACCTGATTGATTAATCCGCTGTTAACAGTACCTGAACCCGATGGGGCCGCCCACGTTCCATCCCCTCGCCAAAAAGTAGAGCTAGAGGCTGATGTTCCTGAGTTTAGATGGGTTACTGCTAAATTGCCTGATACAAAAGATGCTAGATCTATAGCCGTACCATTCCAAACTCCGGTCGCTATAGTTCCAAGCGTTGTTATAGAACTCTGGCCTACATAAGATGCCGAGATATCAATAACGGGGGTGGTTCCCCCTGTGGATGTGATCCTGTTTGTTGTACCGCTTACCGAGGTAACACCTGCAAATGTAGGAGTAGCCCATGTGCCATCACCACGCCAGAATGTTGATGAGCTAGCAGATGTGCCTGAGTTTAAGTGCGTGACGGCTAAATTACCGCTCACAAAACTGGCAAGATCTATTGCTGTGCCGTTCCACACCCCCGTAGCAATCGTGCCAAGGGTTGTTATGGAGCTTTGTCCTACATAGCTCGCGGATATATCTATCACAGGGGTCGTGCCGCCTGTTGAGGTGATCCGATTTAATGTGCCTGATACGCTGGATACCCCTGTTCCTGAAGGAGTGGCCCAAGTACCATCGCCGCGCCAGAATGTGGTAGCGCCCGCACTGGTTCCGCTATTTAGGTTAGTTACGGGTAAATTACCTGTGAATCCTATAGTTATTGCGCCGCTTACGCTGCTTATTCCAATATTTTGACCTGCAGTTAAGGTAGCAGCTGCGGGATCGGAGGCTGTGGTTCCTATTAAAACCTGCCCCGCCCCTAAAAGAACGGATGTTAAGGGCGATCCGCCTTGAGCCAACATGACAGCATGTGGCGTGCTAGAGCTTAAAGTTAGGGCTGCAAAAGTAGGCGAGCTTCCTAACGCTATATCCTGTGGCAGGCTTAGGGTAACGTTCCCTGTTGGGGATGAGGCTATTACCTGATTGGTTGTGCCTATAATTGATAAAACACCCGCGCCAACCAGAGTATCCACATAAGTTTTATTCACGATATCCGTAGGGTTAACGGGTACTGCCGCCACCTGTCCTGATGTTAGAGCTGCTGTGGATCCGGTAATAATCGCCCCGGGTATCGTTATTGATGCGGGTAGTGTGGTACTAAATGAGGGAACGCCCGATCCGTTTGTGATAAAAACAGAGTTTAATGCCGATATGATGGGCGATAGGGTAGTGCCATTTGCCGCATAATAAGCAATCGAGTTGGTTGTTCCGGGGTTAACCGTACCCGTACCGCTTCCGGAGAGTTCAACCCATTGCATTACAGTAGGGTTGAAATACTCATAGGTTTGTAAGTCTGTGTTTAATCGTAGGCGATAATAAATTGCTGCCACAGGAACAGGACGACTAGATGTTGGCCCGGGGGCTAAAAATGTCCATGGGTTATTAAATAGAACGTTTGCGCCAGTTAATAGCCCGGGTACTTGGTCATTATTGGCGATGTCCCCACCAGCAGTCATTTGACTAAACTTTAAGGTTTGTATGGTCATCACTATTCCTTGTGATTAATGTTTATTACCCTTGGATTTGTCTTAGGGACACTCCAGCGTATGCGGTCGCATCCGGGGTAATTAAATGCAAAACATCGCCCCCGCGCACATAGCGCTTTTTGGGTTTAAACTCATTGTATTGTTGCGATCCGTTCGCTCCACCCCCGGGAATTGCAGGTGTTGCATTGTTGCAAACAAAAACATTCGAGTTAGAGGCGTATTCAAAATAAGCCTGATATTGCATAGTGCTTGTCCCGGGTACAGTCCATGTTTGCTCTGTATTGGCGGCAAGGTTAAATTGCTTGCATGTATCGCTAAAAGGCATCGTTTCGATGTAATTAGCATTGTATTGAATCGTCATTATTTAAACTCCTGTTAATTATGCAGTCCTAAACGAGCGTCCTTGGTGTAATGATACGTGATAAATCCCTCCGGGTTAGCATCTGCGCTGGTTGTTATGCCTGATAACAAAGAGCTGCCATTGGCGCATTTATACATAAGGCCCGGCGCACTAACCAAGAATGTGGCCCAGAATGATGATACCGTCGCATCGGCTGTACCACCAACAGGGCCTGATCCATTTTGCAATAAATTGGCGCTTACAGCACCCGATGTTCCGGTTATCGGTGAAAATAAGGTAACAAGTGGTGCTGTGGTTCGGGCCACCTCTTTAAATGGGAACCCAAAGGAGCGCGACCTAACAGAATCTGTACCCGCTTTAATACCCAGCATTTCAGCAAATAAAGAGCCGCCCGCGGTTGGTGTACCAAATAGAACGCCCGGCGCATAGCTTGATTCATAATAGAAGAATGAGTCGCGCAATACCTGATCGGATGTTTTAGGGTTGGAGTCAATTGCAAACTGATTCGGAACCAACGATATACGGTTATAGGATACAACGTCATTTTGCCCAAGGGCTGATGTTGTATAAAACACTATTCCTAGGCACTGGGTTGAGCCTGCAAGGGCTGGCATTTGAAAGCCGTTATAGGCAAATTGACCGTTACCATTTGCCAATACATTAACGGGTGAATTGATAGGATTTATCGCTGTCCATTGCCCTGTAAATACAGGCTCATTTGATGCCCATGAGGCAATTGGATCAACCGTTGATGGCAGCGTGGCGCTATAAATCAATTTCATTTTAAGGTTAAGCAGCGTCCCGTGGGTCGTTGTTAACGATAAGGTCGCCAATGATGAAAGAATAGATCCCCAATAAGGCAATATTGATGTGGGATCGATATATTGTACCAGCGCGAAATTCTGCTGCGTGGTTGCGGCCACGGTAGTTATTGCCAGCTGACCGTTAGTGGCACGCGATACGCTTAAGCTTCCGGGGTTTTGCGCCGATAAAATAGTTTGGTCGGTAATATAAATATTCGATCCAATTGTAGTGGGGGCGGTAGTTCTTTGCTGCCATGGGTTTAGCGAAAAATTCCACGCCACCAAAATATCATCTTTAGGCTGAAATAAAATTGAGCTTCTATAATCATGAAAGGTGTAATCTATTTGCCTATTGATAGAGTCTTGAATAAATGACTGCTCAACGGGCATATCCTCAACGATTAACTGGATTGAGCTTACAAAAATATCGCAGTTACTAGGGAGGGCCAGCTTGTAATCAATATAGGCGGATGGTGGTACGTTAGGGTTTGTGGTCGCAGGTAATGTGCCATGACCTGTAAACTCGTTAAATGTTTGATCGACCGCAGGAACCGTTAACACGTTGGTTAATGTTGAGTTGTTAGAGTCAACAAGGTTCGCACTTATAGCCTGATTAATGCCGTTAACCTTGGCGGTAATGGTAGAGGATACGATTTTATTCGCCCACAGCATTCCGTTTTGATAGAAGCGTTGGCGTAAAAATACAGAATTGGCCGTCCATCCGGATAGCGTTAACTCTAGGGCATATGGCGCGTTTGATGGGTTTGGCGTTGTATTGTTAAGCGGCACTTGGTTAAGTGTAACCGTACCGGAACCTGCCAACTCCAATACCCAATCAGGGCCTATTTGTATAGGACTTGCGGGGGCAGCGCCTGTAAAGGTAAATGGCGATGTAAAATCAACCAGCGCAAATTGTGGGTTACTTACCTGATTATCTGATGTGAATGCTACCGTATTAACGGGAGTTGATCCGCCAGTTCCTGCCACGTAGTTTTCCACTAAATAGATTAATGGGTCGCTTTGAGATGGGCCTGTAAAGGGATCGATGTGTTGTCTGAACTCAAGACGATAAACAACATCGGCCTCGAAATAGATATCGTTGGGCAGCGTGCCATTACCTAAAAACTGAATGGGATCTGTCCATGGAGTATTTAAATCTGGGTCGTGATAAACCGTTGCAGGGACGTAAGGGATTTGATTTTCAAGAATCCACAAATAATAAGTGTCATCGAAAATCTTACCCGTTAAATCAACCTCCGACCAAATCGGATTCGCGCCTCTTATCCCTAGTGCCATAATATATCCTTATTATGCTTGGTTTTTATCCATTTCCATGATTATAATCCAGTTTTCAAGAGGAATTTAATCATGTTGTTTTATATTCTATTTTCTGCATATATCATTTATGTCGTATGGGGCCATGATATTCGCATGTACTTTTGGAATAAAAAATCACCAGAAGTAAAATATGCCGAGTATCGTAAATTCATTAACGATTGGAACGGCACTGATTACGATTAATGATGACCACCTACCAATTCCAACTCTAAAGGTTTTCTTTCTTGTTGTCCTGCAGCTTGAGAAATACCTTTACTTAATAATAATCCAAAAGCCACCGCTTTCATTTGTTTGTTTGAAATAGAGTTTATTTCATTCAGTTGTTTGGCCCAGTCTTTGCTTGTAATAAATTCAATTGCGGCCTTATCTCCACCACCTCTAGTAAATGCATGTTCAATCATATTTTTTAAGAAATCACCCTCGTTTCTTGCCATATTCATGCCATGTTCTTCTTTTCCTTTGGCAGTCTTGATTGTTGGTGGCCCCATTAAGTTTTTGAATAATAGCCGCATAGCCTTAAGGTTTTCAGCAGCTTCTGGTGCATTTTTAAGATGACCAATAACCTCATCGAATTTCTTTTGTGATGCCAGCGCTCTATAAAAATTAGTCCCGTTAATTTCTTTTTGATCAAATACCTTTTCAAGTCCTTTACGCACCATTTTGCGCTCATATAAGGCGCGTGCTTCGGCATACTCTGGATATGCAGCATCCATTTGATCGCGCATTTCGGCGCGTGTGTTAGATATAATTCGAGCCTCGTTATTATTTCCAGCACGCTCGGCCTTATTAACCATATCATCCATGGCACGTTTAACGTGATCCCAATAGACTAGGCTTGTAGCTTGTGGATCGGTTTGCCCCGGTTCAAGTTTAACATTTTTAGGCATCAGAGATTTTAAGCTCTCTTTATAAGCAGGAGTATTTTCCACCTCAGATTTTGCCTGTTTGATTATTTCATTATCTTTATATTGCAAAGGAAATTCTTGCGGTAAGTTAGCATGACCTAGTCCTTCATATGCCTCCTTAACCTGCTGATCCATCTTTCCGGGCGAGTAAATTTGATTAAGCGTTCTCTCAATAGCCTCGCGTTCTGTAGCCTCTCGATGTTTAGCACGCTGATTAAGTAATTTAGCCCCCTCCGGAGTTCTACCTAACGCTCCTTGAGCCTTTGATGCTAGTTGACTTATCCCAGCCTCTGCAGGAGTTAAATAAGCTAGATTTAATTTATTAGCAGCTTTAATTCTAGGATTTGCCACATCCGGGTGTACGCCCTCGACCAATCCTTGTTTCATTTCCTTAGTAGATTTGTACCCACGTCCTCCCAATGCGCCCCCAATCAAAGCGGCCACATCAGATCCTACCTCACCAAAACCAGCAGTCTCAGCGCCTTTTCTGCCTAAATAAGCCCCTCCTGCAGCTGTTAATCCTCGAGCAACGTTGCGAGCAATAGGATTGGTTCCTTGCATTATTTGTCCAAGAATACTAAATGGAGCCATTGTTGCGCCTGCTTCTGCACCCGCTTTAATATTATGCTGAGGTGCTTGGGCTGCACCGTACAGAGCTTGAGGGATGGCATCTGATAATGCTTTAGATAAATATTTCCCTGCCCCGGGAATCTTAGAAAGTAATTGGCCTGCTTTGCCTACATTAGCCCCGGGCAATGCAAATGCAGGGGCATATTGGGTTATGCCTTGAATTAATTTATCAGCAGATCCCGGATTCTCTACTCCTAAGGCCCCGCTAAAATCAAAATCGGACGGCGAAAACTCAGGTATATGGCCACCTGATAGTTTGTTCGGTAAGTTCGCAAACTCACGTCCCATATTCATCAGGCCAATAGCAGGATCTTTAATCCCGTATTTAAATACTTTTTGTAATAAGTTTTCGTTGTCTTCTGGTTCAGATTGCTGGCGTTTAGCTAACTCACGTCGGGCCAACTCTGCGCGTGCTTGTTCAGGCGTCATTATCCACCCCCTGCAATTTTTCGAAGCTCATCATCAGACATTTTAGATAAATCTTCTATAGGCGCTGTATTAACCTTGCGATTCTTAATGACGGATTGCGCCTTACCGCGACGCCCAACTAAATCCTTTCTTAAGTCTTTAATACGGGCAATATAAGCATCGTCTGATTCATTAGTGGCTCGACGTATTTGTTGTTCAACCAAATCAATACTGGCCTGTACTTTAGGCAATGATTGGGCTGCCACTAAGGTATCAATCATGCCGCTTGTTTTAGCATTATAGGCGGCTTTCTTTGATGGGCTAAAATCCCATTTTCCATATACTTTACTTGGATCATTAATTAACTCATCAAGCATCGGCAGTACCGTATCAATACCCTGTATGGCCTGTTGGTTTTGAGTCAATACGGTATTGGTAGGCGTATCTCCACCTTTATTTTGTGCCTTAATTCCCTCTTTTTGTTTAAACAAATCAAGCGCTGCGGCTTGTTTATCCTCGGGTGTTTGTGGCATAGCAATAGGATCATAACCAAATTTATGTTTAAAAAATGCCCTTAATAATGGATTTTGACGCAACGCATCAAGATTCATGCCGCCCGCACCTGCGGTAGGAGCCGCCGCATTTGCGGTGACAGGAGCCTGTTGTTGTGGTTGTTGTTGCGCCTCTTGCATTCCTTCTGGCGAAAACATACCCATCCCTTGGCCCATCTCTTGCGTGGGATCGGGTTGTTGTTCTTGTTGGCCTGGCATTTGACCGCCCTGACCACCACCTGTAATCATATCTTGAAGGGCTTTAAATTGGTTAAATTCATACATTGGGTCGT